AATTTGAGCCATACAGGAGCACCCAAAAAGTATGTAGTTTTGAGTGTGCTATCGAATTAAGCAATAGTGAAACGCAACGTAACTTTAAAAAAAAGGTTGCTTTTGAACGTAAGAAATTTAACTATGAAAATTTAACTTTGTCTGATTGGAAGAAAAAAGTCCAAACAGTTTTTAATAAATATATCCGATTAAGGGATGTTGACAAAGGATGTATAAGTTGCGGTGTGCCATTGCAAAATCGTAAATTCGACGCTGGTCATTTCTACCCTAGCACCTACGAGGGGTTAAGATTTAACGAATTAAACGTACACGGGCAATGCGTACCGTGCAACCGCGAAAAACATGGAAATATACACGAATATCGAAAGCGAATATTAACACGAATTACGCAAGAAGATTTAGATTGGTTGGATGCAAATAGACATTTAAAGCTAAAATTAAGCAAAGACGAGTTAGAGAATTTATTTATTTACTATACAAAAAAGGTTAAAAATGAACAACTTAAACAAAACGATTGAGGAAATTAACGAAATTATAAGCTGGTATCATGATCTGCCTATGGACTACAACGGGATTAATGAGATAATGTTCCAACGGGTCCAGCTAATAACCCATTTGGCTTTTTACGTTCCTGAAATGAGCAACGCACGTATAAAGTGGAAAATGGCAGAAGCACAAACCGAAATTGTAAGAAGACGCGAAACAAAAAAAGCTATGGATTTAGGTTTACCAATGGCAAAAGCTGTTGAAATAGGTAAGTTTGAGAGTATAGAGGAATACTCAAACGAAAAGCAATGGGATGGCGTATATTACCAAATGCGTAATTTTTACGATGTATGTAATGGAGTAATTGAGGCCATGAACCAACACATATCAAATTTAAAACGTGAAGAAAACCAACAAAAAAGTGTATAAGCAACATTTATTTTAAAAATTAATTTCTTAAAAATCAAGTAGTTAAATATTTTAAGTAACTTTTTTACGTGATTAAGCAATATTATTCAAAATTAATTTATATATTTGCAGTATTAACAATTAAAATAAAACACTATGGAAAACAAAACAATTTTCGAAACGTTAAGCGCTATTAACGTGAACGACAAAACCGAAAAAAAGAGCGGTTTAACTTATCTTAGCTGGGAAAAGTTTGGTTTTTAATATATTTAACGCTATATTTGTACGGTAATATATAAATTAAAAAAAAATGGGACTAATTCATCAAGTTAAAGATTTAAAATCTGGAAAGTTTAATAAACAGCATGGTCTTTCAAAAAGTAGAATATACTCTACGTGGTTATCAATGAGGGAAAGGTGTAATAATAAAAATAATAAAAGTTATAAAAATTATGGAGCTAAAGGCATAAAAGTTTGTGATGATTGGCAAAATGATTTTGTAAAATTTTATGAATTTGCTTTACAAAATGGATATAAAGATAATTTAACTATTGATAGGATAGATAGTAAATTGGGTTATTACCCCGAAAATTGTAGGTTTATGACAATTAGTGAGCAAAATAGAAATTATAGCAGAAACCATTTAATAACCTACAAAGGGGAAACTTTATGTTTATCTGATATGGCAGATAAATATGGCGTTAATAGAGGTACTGTTTTATTTAGAATTAAACAAGGTAAGCCATTAGATATAGTTTTTTCAAGCAAAGATTTTAGGCGTAGTAAATAATTAAAATTAACAATTAAAACAAAAACAATTATGAGAAAATTAACATTAATTCAATCGGAGTTAAAAGCTCCTAAAGGGCAGTATAATTCATTCGGAAAATATAAATACCGAAGTTGTGAAGATATACAAGAAGCCGTAAAGCCGTTATTAAAAAAATACGATGTAACACTAACTTTAAGCGACGACTTACAAGTTTTTGGAGAAAGGTATTACATAAAGGTAATAGCTACATTGATTTGCAACGAAACAAAAGAAAGTGTAACAGTAACTTCATTTGCACGAGAGGAAGAAAGTAAAAAAGGAATGGACGGTTCACAAGTAACTGGGGCGTCTTCAAGCTATGCAAGAAAATACGCTTTAAATGGTTTGTTTTTGATTGATGATACAAAGGATAGCGACGCTACTAATATCGAAATAACAACTCCAAAAAAATCAACATTAGACAAAGCAAGGTTTAATGGTGCAATGGATAGTATTAAAAAAGGATTTTACACAGTTGAAAAGTTGCGAGAAACTTTTGAATTAAGCGAGGAACAAAAAGCGGAATTAGATAAATTTATTAACGAAAAAACAAAATAACAATGAAAATTAGCGATTTAAAACAACCTTACCGCAGAATGGCGGAGTATTTGGCAAAGAGTGATGATAAAAATGATTTGTTATCTGCCGCTTTCATTTGGGAGAATACAGACGATTTATTTTGGAGAAGATTATATTATGGAATTTACGCACCAATTACCGAAGAAATAAAAACGCATTTCCCTGCTGACTTTGATTTTTCGGGGGAGGATATTAAAACAAAACCAGTTATACAAATGTTAGATGCTCAAACACAAAAAACGATTTACACCGAACTAGCCAAAGAAGGTAAATTTGACCAATTGCCTGATACTTGCGAGTTTTCCGAGCCTGTTAATTTACAGGTTTGGGACAATGAACTTATGGATCCAGTTGATACTTATGTATTAGGCAAATTCAAAGGACTATATGTTACAGAAGCGAATTTATGCTGGAATTATGCAAAAACAATAAAAAAATAAAATAATATGGAACTAAAAATAAGATGCTCAGAGTTAAGCCAATTAATGACTAAAGGAAGAAGCAAATCCGAGCCATTGGGCGAAACAGCTAAAAGCTATATTCAAGAAAAAGCTAAACAAGATTTCTACGGTATAAATCCAATATTGGAAAACAAATATCTTAGCAAGGGTATTATGAATGAGCAAATAGGAATTGACTTAGTTAATCAAGTTCGTTTTATGGATTTTATTAAAAATACAGAGCGTATAGATATCGGTTGGCTAACGGGCGAATGTGATATTAACGCAACGGATAGAATTATCGATATTAAATGCAGCTGGTCATTTGATACATTCCCAGCCTTTGAAGAAGAAGCTCAAAAATCAGTTAAAAAAGCTGGGTATGATTGGCAAATGAGTGGCTACATGATGCTTTACAACAAAGAAGTTGCAGAAGTAATATATTGCTTAACTTCAACACCTGACAATCTACTTAGTGCTTGGGATGACTTAACCATGCACAAGGTGGATCACATAGAAGCTGAAAAACGAATTACAGCGGTGCGAATTGAGAGAGATTTGGAAATTGAAGAAGAAATAAAAAAACAGTACGGAATTGCTAACACGTACTATAAAGAATGTTTAGCAGAATTAACAACTAAAAATCAACAATCATGGATTTAAAAGGCGAATTAATTAGAATTTTTGACACCAAACAAGTAAGCGAAAAATTTTCTTTACGCGAATTTGTAATTGAAACAAAGGAACAGTACCCACAGAGCATTATTTTACAGGTATCACAAGACAAATGTAAAGTATTGGACAATTACAAGTTAGGCGACTTAGTGCAAGTAAGCATTAATGTAAGGGGGCGCAAGTGGACGGACAAAGAGGGTAACGATAGATTTTTCAACACATTGGAAGTATGGAAAATTACAAATGAAAGTTCAACACCTGTAAGTGTACCAGCACCAGCAACAGCAGTAAAAGAAAACGATTTACCTTTTTAAATATGGAAAAAGAAACTGAATTTTTAAGACGACATAAGGTTATTAAACCTGAAAGTCAAGATTTATTTATCAAGTTAGAAGATGGCACTATTTATAGCTTGTGCAAATTATTAGATTTATACCTTTTTGAAAATACCGAATTAAATGGAAAAGATTAAACCCGAGCAATTAATTAACCTTACCAACGATTGTAAGGAAATTATAAACAATTACATGGTTAAGCATGAGTTAAGTATTCACGCGTTTACAAAGTTGTGTAAGTTAAACTCAAATCAACTGTATCTATTTTTAAACGGTCATAGAGGGTTAAACCTTACGACTATGCAAAGAATAGCAGAAATAATAAGCAAGGAGGGGTAACACCCTCTTTTTTTGTTAAAAAAGTGTTAAAATAAAAATTTTTTTGTAATTATATTATTTATTC